TTTATAATCAAAATTACGATATACAAAGTCTCTTGCATCTTTGTTTACTAAGCATTCTATATCTTGGTCTGCTATTTCATTCGCATACTCATCAAAGCTGTCATATTCGCCTATATAACTATCTTCTATAGAACTAATTTCATCTTCTAAGTCTTCATAATTACCGTAATAATTACTGTCATAATGTTTTATTAATACTTCTGAAGATAAAGAACTTTGTTCTAATGCATGAGCCAAATTATAAACTTGTTCATGATTTGGATACTCTCCCATATTTGGAAAATTATCATAATCATGTATTGCTACTTCATCAGCATTTCTTGTAATACTTTTTATTGCCTTAGCAAAGTTTTCAAAACTGTTATATTGCAAAGGATAAAGCCACCCACCCAGCAAAGAGCCAGAATTGTATGCTCCTAAGTTAGCAAAATATATACCGTATTCTGTAGTATCTACATCATTAAGTTGTTTTGTATTATTCATATTGTTATTACTCCGTATTAATTAATATGTAATATATATTATACATGATATTCATTACAATTTGTAAAATAATGTAATTTTATTTGAGTGTATGAGCCACTAACAAAGAAGATGCTATTAATTCCTAGAAACTCATACATATATCTATATTAATAATATTATCTCTTTACATTTTGTAAGTTATCCTTATAATAGTAGTTAGAGGTAATAAATATGAAACATTTAATTTTTGATTTTCACCAAGATGGTGGCCACGCTTGGTTAAAAGTGTCCAAAGACTTATTTAATAAAACTAACGCTAGTATAGAACATATTAGCCGTTTCTCTTATGAGGACAATAACAACTATTATCTAGAGGAAGATTGTGATGCAACTTTATATCTTAATAATCTAAAAGACCAAGGTATTCAATACAGTTTTATTACTATAGATGACGGAGATTATTCGCCAATAAGAAAACTACAAAGAATATCAACAACTATAACTTTTGGAGCATTTACTGATAACTTTAATAATCCAACTCAGTTAGAACTATTTAAAGAGGTGTCTAATGTCTAATAATATTAAAGTAAATGTTAGATTTGGTGGTTTTTATTATTCAGAACATTCTGATTTAATAGATAGCAGAATTGAAATGTATGAGCATGAAGGTTATATAAACACTTGGGAAGATATAGATTATCGAGAAACTTACAAAAGTTATATTGATGATTATTGTAATGAGTTATCTGAGTTTATATTAGAGGAATATGAGATTGATATAGACTTTAAAAACTTATCTTTATATAGTCCTAGAGAATATAATTTTACAACTGATAATGTAGATTGTGAGGTTGATAAAGATAAGGCTAACGAGTTAAATACCTATTTTTTACAAGATCAAGATTTTATTCAATACTTAAATCAAAGAACTAAGTCATATAGTGGATTTATTTCATTCTACACTTTTGAACAAGCAAAAAATAACAAAGATAATATTCTAATAGATTATGTTCTGGAATATATATGTAATGAAATATTTAATGAAATTGCAGAACTAAATGATTATGAATTAGTAACCAAACAAGAGGTACATACAAATGTCTAATCCTACACACATAAGCAAACATGTTGACAATTGGTTTAAGGCTCGTTTCTTCGACCACTTGCTACACAAATACAAGGTTAAATCATTACACGATATACATATAAAAATGCTTAGTGATTATGAACAAGAATTGTATTACAAAGTTATAAACAAAAAGAGAGGTGATTAATTATGGCAAACAATAAACAAAAAAACAAAGAATATATATTTAGTAATACCGTGACCGTTGTTGAAGAAACAACAGTTAAAGCTAACTCTTATGATGAGGCGGAAGATATTTTCTTATCGCTTGAGGGAGAAACGCACGAAGTTGAAAGACTTAACGGTGAATTTTGGGAGTGCATACAGAATCCCGATGATTTTGAGGACTAACTATGGAAAATATAATAAAACTAGATGATTTTATAGAAAAATATAAACCAATAAAAAATCATATAACAAATGACCATACTTATTTGAGTGAAGATGATGTTGAATTTGCTTTTGAAACTTATGGTAAAGAGTTAGATTTTGTATTAGAACAAGATAATAAAAATATATGGACTATATCAGATCAAGGTTATATCAATAATGGCTATTGGTTAGTAAATAGACTTGCTTATATTATTTGTGAAAATAAATGGCAAGGTAAAAAAGGACATATTGAAATTAACGATTATTACGAGGATCAAGACTAATGAATGATATAGAAATTATAGAAAATGCTTTGATGTTTTATGCAGAAGAAGGCATATCTACTGATAAAGATGCACAAACAGAATTAGATAATGCGTGGATAAGAATAAAAGATAAATTAAAGGAGCAAGACTAATGGAACCAATAGACCGAAGCAAAATACCAGAACACTTACGCCATTTATCTGAGTGGCGTTTAAAGTGTTTATTTTATTTATTTAGATCACGATAGGATGAATAAACCTCAATACCGTATAAAACTAGTATCTTGGGACGAAGTATCAGCACATACAGATCCGAATTTAGATCCACACTCTAAGTTTGGTTTCTTAGTTTATAAGCCTAAGTCAACCGTATATGATAAAGCTTTTTGGTATGAAACTAATAAACTAAGGTGGAAAGGAGTAACTAAATATGTTGCACAATTACCATAAAGAACATAAGATGAAAGCTAGGCACTCTTTTCACAAATATTACTTCATAACACTCCTCTCCGAAATAATTGATTGGAGTGCCTTGTAATGTTTGAGGGGTGGACTATTTTAAATTGGATTGGCTTCGTTGCTATTGTCTACATTCTTATTAGTGCTTGGTTTAACAGAAGAAGGAGATAAATCCTCCTCTACTTCCTCAATTACCTTTAGATCTTCTTTTTTAGCTTCAACACCTATCTCAATAATATTACCCATAAGCTGTGCTAAACGTTGTTCTACTTCTTTTCTACTCATTTGATCTATTTTACCGAACATAACCTCTTTTCTATCTACTATAAGGCCACCAACCCTTAATAAAGAGTTTTGAGCCGATATTGCAGCATTAAAAGATCCTGCCGCTAGAGCCTTGTCTCTAATATCATATAAGTCCTGGACTGCCCTATCATAATTAAGTTCATACTTCTTCTTAACTTCATTAGATAAAAAATTAAACTCTTTTCTAACAAGTTCATTCTTAAACACATTCACTGCCGCTTGGCGAGGATCTTTATAACCAGCTTTACTAGCACACTCTATTAAAGATAGTCTTGGATTGTTTACAGCTATCCATACGAAGTTTCTTTGTCTTCTGGTAAGTTTATTGTCTAGGTTGGCAAATTCAGGTGGTACTTCCTCTTGATCGGAAATGATAGGTTCGTATTCTAGTTTATGTTTCTTGAATCCCATATTAAGCAAATTAGGGTGTTATGCTTATTTTAATACTACCTACCCCCACATTACCCTAATATGTTTTAAGAGGATAGTTTATAGATCTATTGTTTGTCAAGAATTATTTTAAAAAATATAGATAGATTTCTTTATTGCCTATGACAATAATGACAAAAATGAAATAATCCTTAAACCCTTATAAACAAAGGCTTTGAGACCGTCATATGTGTCATGACAATAATTGACAATAATAAGTGGGCAACAAAAACACTATGAATATTAGAGGGTATTCCTGTTGCCCTAGTATGCTCACTATACGGAAAGTTGTTGCATACAAAACTTAATTAATACGGTCTATCAAATAAAACAATAAACAAGGCGGGTATTCCAATAATAGCTACAAAGAACCAAAAAAAGAATTGTAGTGCCTCAATCATATAAAACACTCCTGGCTATTATCTTCATCATAAAAGTTAATTAGATCTCCTTGTGGATCTGTTGGAGCCATGCCTACATTAATTTCATAATACTTTTTATAAGCATTTAACAAAGAATTTGTTTTCTTGTTGTTATAATCATCAATGGCTTGTTCATACGATAATCGCATCATCATATATAGTGTTCCTGACTTACTCATAATTACCTCTGTTTATTTGTAATAAATTAATTTTACTATTTGTATTGTAAAATGTCTAGTCTTTGTTTATACTTAGTAAATATTTTGACGGAGGTAAACATGTCATTAGATCAAAACGGTATTACTTATGCACTTATAGATGCACAAGTAAACAACATTCAACAACAACAAAAGCAAGATGCTTTGAACTACTCAATCTTTGAGTTAAGAAAAGCACTTAAAGAAATATCTGACGAACTTGATGTTTTAGTTAAAAGAGTAGAAACAATTAAGGAAGTATCATGATAGATAACCCACCACTGCCAGATTCACTAAAAAGTCATCAGCATGTAGCTATTGGAGATACTATATATTTTCCTGATATGGATAATGCATATTATCATCAATCGCCTGGCGTGTCTTCATCTACCTTAAGGAGGTTTAGACAATCGCAGCTACATGCTATGCAAGAGGTAGTGGAGCCGACACCTGCTATGCAGTTCGGTTCTGCTGCCCACTCTCTAATAGTAGAGGGAGAGAACGCATTTAATAACGAGGTTGCAGTTATATCTGGATCTCCATATACAAATGCAAACAAACAATTAAAACGTGATTACGAAGATAGAGGTATGTTAGTAATCACACAAGACAAAAGGGACACCTTGTTTCGCATGAAAGATAATCTGATTGAAGAAGCAAAGAAGTTCCTTAACGTTGATCAGGGCGAGTATCCTGGTGTTTTTACTAAGCCTTATGAAAACGCTTTGTACTGGTGGGAGCAAGATGTACTCCTCAAGCTAAGATCTGATGTAATCAGACACCCAGTAGTACAACCCTATTCAGATGAGTCTATTGTAGTTATTGATTATAAAACTACGAGTGATTGCTCCGTATCTGGATTTACTCGCTCTATCAGGCGTTATCAATACGATTTACAAGCCGCTTTTTATAGAAGAGGTTATGAAAGGGCAGGCTTTAAAGTAGAAGACTTCTTGTTTGTTGCACAAGAAACTAAACAACCCTACGCAACAAAAATATTCAAAATGCATGATGAGGATATGGACAGGGGTTGGGATCAACTAGAAGAAACGCTTGGAGATTATAAGGCTGTTAGGGACGGGGAAAGACCTACAATCTATAATACTCCAAGCATAGTTGAGGTTATGTTGGGATACGAGTTTGAGTAAAGGGAGTAAAACCAGGCCTAGCAATCATGATAAATGGAGCAAGGGTTGGGACAGAATATTTAATAAAAAAAAGACAAAAGATATAACCAAACTCAAAAACGTATGGGAAGAAACATCTGTAAAAAAATGTCTTAGTTGTAATAACAGCTACCCTAGAGATTACTTTCCAACAAAACAAAAAGCATATAAAGTCACGCGTCTAGATATTTGTAAAGAGTGTCATAAGAAATAAGGAGAAACAAAGTGATTGATGCTGATGATATAAAAAAAGCAAGAGAGATTATTGCAGAAGAAATAAAATCTTATACAGATCAAGGTATAGGTGAAATTGCTACCTGTAGATATTTAGCAAACAAATATAATTGTTATTGGGGAGCATTACAACAATTAGCAAATCAAAGTTTAAAAAGTATTAAAAAGTCTGTAGAAACAGCAGAAAAAATATTGGAGAAACAAAATGACAGATAAGTTAGATAATAAAAAAATAGAAAAAAATATACCTATACCACAATACAATGGTAAACATGCTGATTTAATACAAAAAATGGAAGTAGGAGATTCTGTTTTGTGCGAAGATCTTAGAAATGCAAAAAGTCTTTACCAAGTTATGAAACGTAAAGGTTGGAAATCTGCATTAAGAAAAGTTTGTGACCAAGGATATGGTCTTTATAGAGTTTGGAGAATAAAATGACAGATAACATAAACCCCCCACATTACAAGAAAGGCCCTATTGAGTGTATAGACGCAATAGAATCAGCCTTAACCTTTGAGCAGTTTTATGGTTACTGTAAAGCAGCAGCCATTAAATATATCTGGAGAGCTGATCATAAAGATGCAAATATCCAGGACTTAGATAAAGCTATTTGGTATTTAACAAGAGCTCGTAACAAACTAGAAGAAAGATGATGGACATGAGTTTTTATGCTTTAGTCGGTATTATATTGTTAGTTATACATCAAATATTTTTAAATAGATGAGTTTAGAAAAAAAAATACAAGAACTAGAAAAGCACATCAAGTATATTGAAATGGTATTAAAAGAAAGAAGAGATGAGCTATTTTGTTTGCTTGTAGAAAAAAAACAAAAAGATAAAGACAATAAAAAAGGGGCTTAGCGCCCCTTAGTTTTATCCCAGATCGGGCGGAACTGCCGCAGGGGGTGGCGACATACCACCAGTATCCGCAGGTAAATAGCGTAAAACTTTATTTTTACTACCAGTTCTCTCATTACCCTCATCATCAGTCCAGTTGTTTTCAACTTCCTTTAGAGTGAGTGTAAGCTCTTTGCCTACATAATCCTGAGCAGAACTAGGTGGTTGTTTAACAAACCCAACAGCCTTACTAAGTCTAGTAAATATATCTGTTGATATTTGTTTAATTTCTTCTCTAGGATCCCACAAGTTAAACCACTCGTTGTGATCTCTATAATTACCCCCAGCTATCTGGAAAGTCATCTTTAAAGTCCAATTACCCTTTTGAGATTTATACTTCTCAGCTTGGATAATCTTTGCAGGGTGGTCGCCAGACGGAGCCACTCCAGGCCCCGCAGGTTTGTCATCCACCTCAACATACGTAATGTCATCAAAGTCAGACATTTGTTATCTCCTTCACATTATCTGTGTTGTTTGCTACAGCCGTAAAGCCTAGCTTTTCTATTAATGCAGTAAGATCTGGAACTTCAAAAGCTTCTAACTTACCACTCCTATCCTTGGCAACGTAGCCTTGACCAACTCTGGTTTGCAACCATCTGGCTTGAACTGCATTACCCTCCGCGTCTGTATCGTCAATAACTCTAAGAGCTAAAACTTCATCAAAGAAATAAGTAATGGACTGACCTAACTTTGTACCAACCATTTTAGGTTCGTGCATAAAGATACCGTCACTATTTACTTTTTCTTCTTTACAAATAAACATAACGTGCATGTGTAAATCACGAAAAGCACGCATGACATTTGTTACAGATTCTTGTACCTCCCCGTATGCTTTACGAGGATCTTTGTGTCTGGCTTTCTCCTGTTGCAGTAACAGTTCGCTAATCTCTGATATAGAGTCAAGACAAACCGTATCGTATTGAAGTTGTCCAGTATTTAGCAACTCATGAAGTTGCATAAGTTCAGAAGCTTCTTTTACTTCTATAGCATCAACATTAGTTGCATCTTTTATAGATAGCAATCCTGCTTCAGCACTAATTACTAACACCTTACCTGGTGCAGTTTTAGCAAGAGATGTTTTACCTGCTCCAGCCATTCCATAAACAAGAACTTTTGCTCCTTGATCCTGGACTAACTTTTCAGGCGTTACAATCCTGCTTGATAAATCATTATTCATAATATGGTTCCTCCGTAAATAAATAATTGATTTGCTAATTATACACTAAAAGATTACAATGTGTAAAATTAATTTATCAGGAGAGTAAAATGGAGGAAATAGAAAATCTACAATGGATCGCAAATTATTACCACAGACAGAATTCAATATCTCGAGAAAAGCTAAGGAGGTTAGAGAGCATGGGTATCACACCAAAATATAAAGATAGGAAAGTAGAAAGAATAACTTTACCTATGTATATACAATTTTTAGGCAAAGAAAAAGCAGCAAAGGACTGGAACGTTTCAGAACATACTGTAGAGGCTTGGAGGTATGGACATAGGCAACCGTCTGTAAAACAAGCAAAACGTATAATTAAATTAACTAGCGGTAGGCTAGATTGGGAGTCAATATACGGCTCACTAGATGAATTAATTGCAGAAGATTAAAACATGTTTAATTTTAATCTGTCTGAGGGAGAGGCAGCGTTAGATATTGCACTAGCTTATTATGATGAGGGATATAATGTTGTACCTCTACAAAGATCTAACAAAAAACCTCCGCCTTTTTTAAAAGGTTGGGAGCAATACAAAAACGAAAGGCCTTGTAGAACTACCGTTGAGGAGTGGTTTACTGATCGCGATAATTTAGTTGTAGCTTTAGTTTGTGGTAAATTTATTGTTGTAGACGCAGATTCTCCAGAAGCTATGACTTGGGTAGAGGAAAATTTACCTACCTGTCCATACAAAGTAAGAACTGGCAAGGGTATGCATTATTATTACAATAATCCAGAAAATTACACAACCTTTGCAACAAGAAGAACAAATGATACTCCTGTAGAAAGATTAATTGATTTAAGGGGTGTTGGCGGACTCATAATTGCTCCATTTAATCGTCATGCAAACGGTCAAATGTATAAACCAATACCCCTGCCAGGTTGGGATATTTTTGATCATAAAGATTTACCAGACTTTACTCCAAAAGAGTTTGAGAAAATAACTGGAGTGCCCAAGCATGATTCTGTAAAAAAAACAGCTCCTTTCTCTTTACACGGTGTCAATGAAGGATCAAGAAATGATAATGCAGCGCGTATAACTGGATATTTAATATCTAAAAACCTTAACTTAGACTTTGTAAGAATATTTCTACATAACTGGAATAGAGATAATAAACCACCCTTACCTCAACAAGAAATAGATTCAGTCGTATACAATGTAAAAAAAACACACGATAGAAAGAATCAAATAGCTCCACTGTTTGTGCAAACTAAGGAAGATATAAGACCGCCTGATGATTTATTTAATCCTCCAGGACTGCTAAAAGATATGTATGAGTATGCAGAGGAGATAGCACAAGTATCGCAACCAGAATTATCTTTAGTGGCTGCTCTATCACTTGCTAGTGTAACCTGTGGCAGGATATTTAAAACCGACATGAATAACTTTTCTAGTATGTATTTCATGTGTATTGCTAAGTCAGGACAAGGCAAGGAAAACATAAAAACCTTTGTTGAAGCAGTTTTGAACGCTTCTGAGCATGATAAATTGATAGTAGGAGACGGATATACCTCTAGTGGTGCAGTTCATTCAGTATTAAAGATGAGACCGACACATATAACTATTATGGACGAGTTTGGTAAAAGATTAGAAAGCATAAGTCAAGCTGGTAATACTAATAAAGAAGATGGCATTCAAACGCTTATGGAAGCCTGGGGTAGATGCCACGGTACCTTAAGACCAGATAACTATTCTTTAATGGGCATACAAGTAGAAGACATAAAAGAAAAGATTATGAACCGTGTGACACATAAACCTGCTATAACTATGGTTGGTTTGTCTGTACCCAAAAACTTTTACAAAGCACTAAACTCTGGTCGTATTGCAGACGGTTTTTTAAATAGATTTATGGTTATAGAATCTAAAGAGCCTAGACGTGTATCTAATCTCAAAAAAATTAAAAGTCCACCATTAACGTTAGTCAACTGGGTTAATTATATTAGGAGAGATAGAGGTGGCTTATCAGCTCCTATGGTTAATAACTCTGAATATAATATACCGCAAGAGGTATTAGCCTTTGATCATGATTCAGAGCAGCTATTACAGGAGTTTGCAAGTGAAATAGTACAAAGACAAGATATATTAGAAAGAGATGGCCTAGAGCCGCTTCTAAGCCGTTCTAAGGAAAAAGCTATGCGATTAGCTCTAATATGTGCTTTAGCATCAAATGCCCAAACTACAACGATTACAGCAGATGTTACTAAATGGGCGATAGATTACGTTAGATACTACGATATGCTCTTTATAGAAGCCTGTAGAGATAAAGTAGCAAGTTCTGCAACTGAGGCTAAGATTAAGCAAGTATTATCTTATATCAGGTCTAGGGAAAGCGAGGGCATATCAAAAAGAGAGGTTGACCGTCATGAACTATTTAGAAGCATGAAGTCGCATGAGGTTAAAGAAATAATAGAAAGACTTAAAAATGCTGGAGAGATCCAAGAAATAGATATTAAGGTAGGGGGCAAAGGTAGACCGACTAAAAGGTTTGTTGCTGTTGATCCTACATTTTTTGAAGAATAGGAGGTAATTATGTTTAAAACACCAAGTTTTGAAACAATACAAGATAAAAAAAGAGAAGATAGAGTAGCAGGCTTTTTAGAGGGACTATGGCAAGTAAGTTGTCATAAATTACCAGTTAGTTACGGTATAGATTATTGGATAGAGTCAGCTGATAAATGGTACTGGTGTGAAATAAAATGCCGTAGTTTTGCTAGTGATAAATACGATACATTTATTCTGTCTGCTAACAAACTACGTAAAGGTGCGTCTTTTAGTCAGTTAACTGGACATCCTTTTGTAACTGTATACGGTATGACAGACGGTATTTGGATGCACGAATGGATGCCAGATCATGTTTACGATATACGTATGAATATAAATCCAACACCTAATTATGACGAGGATAACGAACCATACATACACATACCAAAAGAACATTTAACATGTTTATCAGATGTGCCATTAGGTTTTGATAGGGATGAGATAGGACTTATATAATAGGTCTTCTAAATAAACGTTCAGCAAACTCTATTCTGTCTTGCTGTGCTTGTCTTAATGGATCAGAGATTTGCACAGGCGCAACCTGCGGTAAGCTTATATTAACTTGTGGTGCTGTGGTTTGTGGAGTTTGTCCTAAAATATCTTCTACACTTAAATCTGGCACATTTTCATCAATAAGTTCAGATGCAACATCACCCGCTCTTATTAATTCACCATTAACATATCTATAGCCAAATTGTATTGCTGTTCTTCTTAATATCTCTAATGCTTGTGCTACTGATCCTTTATCAGTTTTAGATGCAAACTTTATAAAACCTTTGCTACCCAATATACTTTTAGCAAATTGTAAGCCTGCTATTGTCCCTATGGATGCAAGTGGAGCAAAAACAACACCTGCTGCTATACCTGCAGCTACTAAAGCACCAGGGAAGTTGCCTCTTCCTATTTCTCCTTTTGTTAATACATCAATTGTATCAGCAAAATGTTTAAGGTCCCTTGCAAACTCTTTACCAAACATAGCTTCTAATGTTTCATCACTATATTTATTTAAAGCTGTATTTAAGTTTTTTGCTTTAAAAATATCTGTTACGTTACCGCCTTTAACGTTGTAGTCAATAGCATCTTCTAACAGTTGTCCAAGGCTAGCTTCCTGTACTTTTGCAAAATCATCTGGGTCTAGCATGTTTTTTAGCCTTAAAATATTTTCACTATTTTTTGGTCTAAATATTGTTTCTACAATTTCACTAGGGCTTCTATTAGGTAATTCTGATAAATTACGGTTAGCTAATAAATCAGCTTCTCTAGCTGATGCTTTGGCTTGTGCTTCTAGAGCACTTATAAAAGCTCTACCTTTTGGTGTTGTGCCTAATCCGTCCTGTCCTCTAAATACTTTTACTAAGTCTTCTACATCCGCAGACTTAAGTTTAGGAGCTACTTTTATTAATTGATTTATAGTCTGTAGTATAATTGGACCGCTTGATGTTTTATCATCAGCTTTAAACAAAGAATTAAGTTTTCCTGGATGTTTTGATTCAAACTTTAAAATTTCTTTAGCAAAGGCAGTATAATTTAACGTATCTGTAACAGGATCCATACTTTTTTCAAAAGCATTAGAAAATAATTTTTGTGCAGTTTGTGTTTTAACTCTGTTTAAATTTGTTGCAAGATCAGCTTTGTCAGCATTAATTAAATATTTATCGTAATCGTCAACCGCTTTAAAAAAGTCATCTAACTGTCTGAGTGAACCGTTAAATATTAGTTTATCGTATACTTCATCAGGATCAAAAGCTCCTGAACCTCTAGCAGCATTTGTAATATTTTTTATTGTTGCATTTTTAAAAGGTTCATTTAATTTTGCATTTAATTTGTCTGCTTGCCTAAGCAAATCAATACTTTCATTAACTTTAGCTATTTCATCAAACGACATAGTATCAAAAATCATTTTGCCTTTTGCGTTTTCTAATTTAATAACTTCATTACCTTTAAGTCCCAAAACAGTAAATATACTGTCAGCATTTTCTGGATTGTTTTTTAAAAAATCTTCTCCTTTTAAAACGTGTAAATCAGCATCATCAAGCAATCTTGTTAAAGTGTAAAATAGTTCTCTTTCTTTCGAGTCATTTGCTTGTGTTATAAAAGCGTTTAATTTTCTTTTTGTTTCTAAAACTCTAGTTAATTTACCAAAAGGCTGTTGGCCTGCAAATTGTCCATCAAAACGTGGTAATGAATCACCTAGTTTTCTTATTTCTGCTTCTGCTTCCAAAACATTTCTTACATTTATGTCTCCAATTGGATCTTGTAAATTGTCTATAGTTTTATTAGTTATACCTTGTCTCGCTTTGAAATAGTTTATTGCTTGAATGCCTTTATTTTTATAATATTTAATGACGTTATCTATAGCTTTTGCGGTTGGATTTGCTGGAACGTTGCCATCATATTTTGCCACACTAAAAAAGGCATCATCTACTTTGTTATACATTTCGCCAACTTGTCGATTAACAACACCTTTAGCATTACCTAGTAAATCTAAAACTTGTTCTCCGTATTCTCGCATACCAGGAGCATCTCTATATGTTGCAGTTTCTACAAAGCTGTCAGCTAAATCTTCAACAGTATTTTTCGTTACCTTTGCTGCTTCATTAGTAGCCATTTCTAAATTTCTTTTTGTTTGATTTACGGTCTGACCAATATTTTCAGAGGTAATATCATCTACATAAGCATTAAGAGTTGTTCCTCTTTTTTTAAAAGAATCTGTCATAGTGTCAAACATATCTTTGAGATAGTTTATGTTACCTTTTTCTCTTGCTGATTTAAGAACCGCCTCTGCTATTTGTTGTGTTTTTGCACCTAAATTAACATCTAATCCTTGTAAAGCTATTGCGTATTTAGCATCAAGCAATTTAACTTTGCCATCTGCTACAGCTTTTTTTATTTCTGCTTCGGTTGCTTCTTTGCCTAAAGATTCATCTAATTTTTTAATATCCAATACGTCTCTACCTTTTGCAGCTTGATTTGCTAATCTTTTTGTAGATATAGGCGCTCTTGCACCAAAATACATTCTGTATAATGCAGCTGCACCTTCACCTATTGCTTGACCACCACCTCCAAGAGCTAACTCACCAAGTCCTAAATAAGCTAAATCTTCTACATCTTGTAGCTGAAAACCTTGAACTGCATCTGCAGCCTCTTCAATACCTTTACCGCCTGCGCCCCCAAAGCCAGAACCTAAAATTCTTTGAAAGCGAACATTACCGCCTGATAAAGCTTTAAGCCCTTTGTAGAGTCTGCTTTGCGGTAAAACACCATATACACTTCCTATTACGGGTCCTGCTATCCCTGCAAAGTCAGCAATATCTGCTCTTCCTTCAAATTTATTTGCATCTATAATAGTATTTAACTCTAATACGGTACCGTCAGCAAGGGTTTTTGTCTGGACTGGCTGCCCCCTAGTTCTTAACCCGCTAGGTGTTAAAGCAAGTTGCAATTTTGAATTTCTAGTAAACCCAGACGATCCAACATAGTTTCTTAGTACTGATTCTTTTTCCTCATAAGTTTCTGCTCTTGATAATAAACGTCTTATTTGTAAATCATCTACACCTGTTTCATAATCAAAAAATAAATCGTTTATAACTGGGTTCAAAGTACCTTTCATAATTTGCGCTTTTACTAGCTTTCTTGCATCACTAGGGTTTGCAGCCTCAACACTTTCAAAAACACCTGGAGCTATTTCTACTCTATAAGCAGGCATTATTCATCCTCTGGATTTAATTTTATGTCAATTTCTTCTTCGTTTTGTGATTTTGGTGTTACACCGCTACCACTTGAAAAGTCTGTAATAATGGTTGGTGGAATATCACCAGCTCTTCTTATTTGAAAATCTAATTCTGTTAAAGTATTTAATCTGGTTCTTTGCTCGGTACCAATATCGACTAATCTTCTTCTTAAAATTTGTTCTATTTCTTCATCAGTTTTAAACAGACCTTTTGGTCCTTTTAAAGAAGCTAATAATTGTTGTGCCATCAAAATATCTTGATCAGATAATCTGCCAGTTTGTCCCAAAAAATCTCCTGGTTGGGATCTTGCTACTTCTTCTAATATATTTGCTGCTGCAATTACTGGTGTTTCATCACCAGAAAAATTTATTGCTGCTCCAAACCTAAATTTAATCTGATCAAACAATCCTGTTATACCTGTAACTTTTGCTTGATCAACTATGTCTAAAACTTGAAATAGTAAGTTTTGAGTATTAACTCCTTTTTCATAATTTCCAGCTGTTTTTTGATAATCCAAACGCAATTCAGATAATTTGTTTGGTGTTATTCCTTGTGTTTTTCCAGCAGCCTCTATAAATTTTAGTTGTAAAGCTAACTCTTCTGCGGCTCTTTCTTCTGCTGCTGCAGCGGCACCTTGAGCAAGACCTGCACCAACTTGTCCTGTTTGAACTAATCTAGAACCTACATTACGTATAAATCTATCAAACTGTGGTGTACCAAAAATATCTGAAATACTTGGTCTTTTATCTTTCGCCGTTTCTGTACCTGTGCCTGTTGCTGAGACTGGAACTACATTTTTTTGATTATTTTCTTCTTCTTTTTTAAGATTATCCTTAACTTCTGCAATTGCTTTGTTAGCTTCTATTACCTCTCCTACTTTGAGCTTGTTAATATCTTTTTGTAATTGATCTCTTTGCTCGTTTATTGCATCTATTTCAAGGTTTCTATCAATTGCATAAATTCCTGTGCCTCCATATATCATCCCTTTACCTGGATCTACGCCTTTAATTTTAGGTATTTTAATTTGCGTGTAAGGTGCACCACCTTGTAATGGAGTAACGGTCGGTCCTCGTTGTATTGGTCTTTGGTAAAGAGGATTTAAAAGGTTTTTTAGTTTTTGTAACTGACTAATTTTTTTACTTTTTCTAACAATTTTTTCAGTAGTAATAGCGGCCTTTGTGCCTAAACCTGCTTTTGTGCCAACACCAGAAAACATCAAACCGTAAGATAAATAATCTAATGGGTCTTTGGGATCAAATACCAATAATTTGCTTTCTTCAAGAACTGCTGTATCAACTGCAGCTTGTAGTTCATCTGCTGTTTTTCCAGTTGGATCAATACCCATTTCCACAAATGCAGCAATTGCTTCTGGATCAAGAAGATATGGGTTTTCAATCATTTCTCCATAATTACCATCTTGCGCTTGATCTATAATAGCTTGTGTTTCAGCACTAAATCCAGGAAGGGGTGACTCTGCACTCGCTCTTTTTTCTATAGGTTCATAATAACCAGTTGAATATGATGGTCTGTTACCTAGTGACATTTTTGTTTCCCATGTTTGTTATTAACCCCATTATCCTGATGCAGTTTGTCCTGGTTTTAAGGCCGAATAAGTACTAAATGCAGCTCCTAGCCCTGCAGCAGATGGATCTACAGGCAATCTATATTGTGAGTCTATTACAGTTTGTTGTGCTCCATATCCAGGTAAAGATCTACCAACACTTGCAAGTAAATCAATCGGCCTATTTATTTGTCCCATTTGCCTTGAATATTGATCACCAAATTGATTTAATGCTGTTCTTTGTGCTTCGCTAAAACCTGATTGTCTTATACCGCTTAAAGATTCAGCTAATCCTCTGCCTAGTGCCTCTCTTCTTTCATCAGCCGTTAATCTAGCCCTAGAACCAAAAGCTGATAAACCGCCTGTTTGTATGTCTCTTGCTCTAGCGGCAACATCTTGTTTTTCACCAAAATCCATAACATCTTGTATGGTTTGTTGCACAACTCTATCCTCATACGGATTAAAAAATTGCTGAGTCATGCTTGGATCAAATTGTGTAGACGGTAATTCTGCGCCCATAACATTTTGAGTTGCCTGCTGTAACTGATTTATAAAACCAGGTTGATCAGCAGTACCAAAATAAAGTGCACGTAATAATGGGTCTGATAAAACTTCTCTAGCATCTTGTTGTGCTAAAACAGGATCAATTTGAGGCCTGTAATCAGCAGGTGTTATAGTTGGTTCTCCAATTAAACTTGGTTCTGTCATGCCATCACCTACTTCTGGTTGTCTAGTGCCCAAATCTCCTAATATTGAAGAAAGTGGTGGTTGATTTCTAAGTTCTGCTGCTCCTGGTTCTCCACTTGGAACTGCTCGTCTTTCGCCATCTGGACCATAAGCATATACAAAACCCGCAGGTGGCATCCCCATATCTCTCACCATTCCAGAAGTATCTTGAAAAGAAAAGCCCTCTGGTAAATTTGCTGGATCATATCTTTTGCCCGCACCATAAATATCTATTCTTTCTGATAATGGAATTCGGACTGGTTGTTGCGGCGGTACAAATTCATTTCCTGGTGCATCTTGTAATCTATATCTCTGCTGTTGCAACATACCATAACCTCTATCACCAGGTTTTAAATTCATTTGATTTTGCAGTGTTTGTCTAAACTCTTCTAGACTTGGTGTAGCATCATAAGTTTTTCTAGTGCTACCAACTCCTTGTGAAATAGTTTCTCTAGGTATATATCTTTGCAGTTCTTCGTCTGATAAATTTAACAATTCAGCAGCTGTTAATCCTGTTTGTGGTGGTGGAGTACCTGTGCCTGGTACTCCTATTTCTCGTCCAATTTGAGTAACTTGCCTTAAATCTGATAGACCACCGCCTGGTCCACCTATAGACATGAAGTCTTCACGTTTAGGTGGTACAGGCATTTTTTCTATAATGCCCTGAGTGGGAATCTGCCTTCTATTAACTGGGTCAGTAGGTTCATTTGTAGGTACTATAGGTTGAACTGGTGACGGTACTTGAGGTATTGGTTGTGGCACAGCACTTATGCCGCCCACAGGATTATCTGGTATTTGTATGCCTATATTTGTTGGTGGTGATACTGGGCCTGTTGGTAA